TCCTGGTTTAAATCATGTAGCTATTTTCTTAGATGGAGATGTTTTACATCATTTAACCGATAGACTATCTTGTAGAGAGGCTTATTCTCAATGGCTACTGAAATGTACAGGAGGGAGGTATCGTTATGTTGCGTAAAGTAAAATTATATGGAGAACTTGCTAAATTTGTAGGTCATAAAGAGTTTGAAGTAAAAGTAGACAGTATTGGTAAAGCAGTAAGTTTTTTAATAAATAATTTCCCTGGAATCGAAAAGTATATGTCTCCAAAGTATTACCAAGTAAAAGTAGGCAACTACGAAATAGGCGAAGATGAATTGCATTATCCTATCGGACAAAAAGAAGATATACATTTTATTCCAGTTATCAGTGGTGCTGGAAGAGGATTAGGTAAAACTTTGTTAGGGGTAGCTTTAATTGGTATAGCAATAGCAGCACCAGGAGCAGGATTTATGGCTGGTGGAGGTCTTGGATTTGCTGGAGCAGGAGCTATGGCAGGAAAATTTAGCTTTGCTGCAATGTTGGGCAACATTGGAATAGGTTTAACTTTGATGGGGGTATCTGAAATGCTGACTCCTCTACCTCCAAAAAGAGATTTTAATAGTGAGGAAGATCCAAGACTGTCTTATAATTTTTCTGGAACTCAAAACACCTCAAGGGCTGGAACTCCCGTTCCAATCTGTTACGGAGAAATAATAACTGGATCGGTGGTCATCAGTGGTTCAATCGACACCCAACAGGTACAAGCATGACAAAACCTAAAGGTATCCAAGGTTCTGGGGGTAGAAGAAGTCCTCCAACTCCTCCTCAACCAACTAGAACACCCGATAATTTACATAGTAGGCAGTTCTCTACTATTCTTGATTTAATTTCTGAGGGAGAAATTGAGGGATTTGCCAGTGCTTCAAAAGAGGGAAGAACACAAGGAACTACTGCATATAATAATGCTGCATTAAAAGATGTATTTCTAAACGATACTCCTGTTTTAAAAGCATCGGCTGACTCAACTAACCCAAGTGCAACTGATTTCAACTTTCAAGATGTAAATTTTACTCCCAGATTTGGAACTGCAAACCAAACAAAAATTCCAGGTGTTGAGAGTAGTTCTTCTGTTACATCAGTTGGAGTTACTGTTACTGCCTCTACACCAGTAACAAGACAGATAACAAATTCAAATGTAGACGCAGTAAACGTAACAGTAACTTTTCCCCAACTCCAAAGAGCCACTGATAAAGGAGATTTACTTGGATCGTCTGTATCTTTAAAAATTTCAGTTCAATATAATTCTGGTGGTTTTACCGATGTCATCAGTGACACAGTTACAGGTAGAACTGCTGATGCTTACCAAAGAGACTACAGAGTAAATCTCACTGGTGCTTTTCCAGTAGACATAAGAGTTAGTCGAGTTACAGCAGATAGCACAAGTTCAAGCCTTATTGATTCATTTTTGTGGACAAGTTTTGGCGAAATAATTGATGATGCCAATACTTATGCCAACAGTGCCTATGCTTCTGTTCGATTGGATTCTATGCAATTCCAATCAATACCAACTAGAAAATATCGTGTCAGAGGAGTAAAAGTAAGGATTCCTGGTGCTGGTGCAAACAGTTCGGGTACTCCAAGTGTGGACAGTGCAACGGGCAGGATAGTGTACCCAGACGGATACATTTTTAATGGAGTTATGGGTGCTGCTCAATGGTGCTCGTGCCCAAGCATGGTGCTACTGGACTTACTTTTGGACACACGCTATGGATTCGGCAATCATATAACAGAAAGTTCTCTTGATTTATTTTCTTTTGTAAATGCAAGTAAGTTTGCAAACACTCTAGTATCAGATGGATTAGGAGGACAGGAGGCTAGATTTAGTTGTAATGTTAATATTCAAAACCTCCAAGAAGCATTTACTTTGATAAATGAATTAGCTGGTGTTATGCGATGTATGCCTATTTGGTCTGCTGGATCGGTAACAATAACACAGGACAAGCCAACAGATGCCAGTTATCTATTCAACTTATCTAATGTAGGCGAGGGTGGATTTAGTTACTCAGGCAGTAGTTTAAAAACAAGACACAGTGTAGTGTCTGTTTCCTACTTCAACATGGATAGTAAAGAAGTAGATTTTGAAGTTTATGAAGATGCTGATTTGATTTCTAAGATAGGGGTAGTTATTAAACAAGTAAAAGCATTTGCGTGTACCAGCCGAGGGCAAGCTAGAAGATTAGCAAAAGCAATCGTTTTCTCGGAAAATAATGAATCTGAGGTCTGCACTTTTACAACATCAATAGATTCTGGTGTAGTGGTTCGGCCTGGTGCAGTTATCGAAGTAGCAGATCCCGTGAGATCAGGAGTTCGCAGAGGTGGAAGAGTAAGTTCTGCCACAACTACCCAGATAACTGTTGATGATTCTGCTGTAACGGATCTACCTACAACAAATAATCCAACATTGAGTGTAATACTACCTGATGGAACTGTTGAAACTAAATCAGTATCAGGTGTCTCAGGTGCGGTTGTAACAGTATCCTCTGCTTTTTCTCAAACTCCAAATGCTAATACAGTTTGGCTGTTGCAAGATGATACAGTTCAAGCTCAAAAATTTAGAGTGTTAAATGTTGAGGAACAGGAAGGGACAAATTATGTGATTACAGCTTTATCTTATGTAAATGAAAAGTACGCATTTATTGAAGATGGTGCGACTTTACCAGCAAGAACAGTATCGGTACTGAATCTTCCAAAAGATCCTCCTGCTGCTTTACAGGCTGAAGAAAAGATAGTTGAAATAAATAATCAGGCAGTATCTAAACTTATTGTTAGCTGGCAACCTATTGTTGGTGTTACGCAGTATCAGGTTAACTACAGATTCAATAATGGTAACTTTGTTTCTACAACAGTTTCTTCTCCTGATTTTGAAATATTTAATACTGATATTGGAACGTATGACTTTCAAGTATTTAGCTATAATGCTGCATTACAGACAAGTGCGACTTCTGCTGATCTAACTTTTAATGCTGTTGGTAAAACTGCATTGCCATCAAATGTAACTGGTCTATCAGCCGAACCAATAAATGAAAAATTAGTAAGATTACGTTGGAATTTATCTACAGATGTTGATGTTATTCATGGAGGGAGAGTATATGTTAGACATTCTCCTCTAACCGATGGTAGTGGTACGTTTTCTAATAGTACCGATTTGATTCAAGCATTAGCTGGTAATACAACTGCTGCCGAAGTTCCTTATCTTGAGGGAGAATATATTTTAAAATTTAGAGATGATGGCGGTAGATTTTGTGCTGGAGAGACAAGTGTAATTATTGAATTACCTGACAACCAAGCTCCGCTTATTACACAAACAAGAAGAGAAGATTTAGATAGTCCTAAATTTCAAGGTACAAAAAATAATGTTGCTTTCGATGCAACAACAAATACATTAAATTTAATAGGTGGTGGTAGTTTTGATGCCATTACGGATTTTGACGCTGTTGGTTCATTAGATGACTTTGGTGGGATTGTGCCAGAAGGAACTTATGATTTTGGAGGAACTGCTGGAGGAGATACTTTAGATTTAGGTGGTGTATTTAGTCTTGACCTAAAACGTCATTTCTTGACAGAAGGTTTTTATCCATCAGATTTATTTGATTCAAGAGGTTTAATTGATAGTATTTCTGATTTTGATGGTTTAACTGCAACTGAAGTTAACGCTGAAATGTTAGTAAGAGTTACACAGGATAATCCCAGTTCTGGTTCGCCTACATATTCTGATTTTCAAACTTTTGCTAATGGAACTTACAAAGGCAGAGGATTTCAGTTCAGAGCAAAACTTACAAGTAATGATGTTGCACAGGATATAAAAGTTTCTCAGTTAGGTTACACAGTATCTTTACAAAGAAGAACAGAACAAAGTAATGTTATTGCAAGCGGAACAGGAGCAAAGGCTGTTACCTTTACTAATCCGTTTTTCACTGGAACGTCAGTATTATTAGGAGTAAATTCCAATATACCCTCTGTTGGTATCAATGCTCAGAATATGGCATCAGGCGATTTCTTTGAAGTAAGCAGTGTTTCTGGAACGGGGTTTACTGTTCACTTCAAAAATTCATCAAATGCTTCGATTGATAGAAATTTCACCTATCAGGCTGTCGGATTTGGTAAAGGAGGGTAGAATATGCACAAGGTAGTTTTCTAAATGGCACAAGTTTCAGACTATTCAATCGCTAATGGCACGGGTGCTGCCGTAAGGACTGATCTTAATAATGTTTTTGCTGCCATACAAAGTTTAAATAGTGGATCAGCAGATCCTAGTGGTACACAGGTTGCGTTCCAGTTGTCAGTTAATACAACATCTAATTTATTAAAAATAAGAAATGCAGCTAATAATGGATATATCGAGATTGGTAATGTTACACAGGCAAATTTAGGTTTAGCTCCAGTTGCAGGAGCAACATTTACTGGAGATGTTATACATAATTACACAACAGCTTTACAGATACCTGTTGGAACTACTGCACAAAGACCTGGTTCGCCATCGACAGGAGACTTTAGATTTAACAGTACAACTACTTCTGCTGAAATATATAACGGATCTGAGTTCACTGCTGTGGGAGGCGGTGCTGGAGCTACGGGAGGAGGTAATGATGAAGTATTTTTTGAATCAGACACTAATGTAACAACAAATTATACGATAACATCAGGAAAAAATGCACACACAGTAAGCCCTGTTATAAATAGTGGTGTCACTGTGACTGTGCCTTCTGGCAGTTTATTAGTTATTATTTAATTATGAGCTTAGAACTTTCTGGAACAACTGGTGTAAAAGGAGTAGCTGGATCAGTTTCCGCACCAAGTATTGTTGGAGATGACACAAATACGGGAATAAGCTTTCCTTCTGCTGACACTATTAAGTTTTCAACTGGTGGTGTTGAAAGATTATCAATTACAAATAGTGGCTTAAGTGGCGATGGTTCGGGACTAACAGGAGTAAGTGCTGGTAAAGTTTTACAAGTCGTAAATGCTTTAACTTCAAGTGCAACAACTATTACCTCAAACTCTTTTACAGATACAGGTGTAACTGATTCGATTACAACGACTGCTGCCAACTCAACAATATTAGTACTGGGAAGTATGGCCTATGATACTGCCAGAGATGACCATTTTTCTGGTGCTAGAATTAGGATAGTTAGAACTATAGGCGGTTCTGACTCTGCTTTTATGGAAAGCTCAAGTGATAAAAACGTAGGTGCTTATATAAGCAGTTCATCTCATTTTAGAGTATATGGTCAATATCCTCTCAACTTCCACGATTCAGGTTTAAGCTCTGTAGCTGCTGGAACTACAATAACTTATAAAGTGCAAGGCAGAGTTGAAAATACTGGTGCTAATGATGATTTAAGAATAAATAATGGTGCTAAGTTTTCAACAATAATTCTTGTGGAGATAGGTGCATGATTATAGAAATAACTGATGCCATCAAGTCTTTAAAACCAAATGCAAGTTGGGTTTTAAGGGGAATGGAATATTCTGGACTTGAGTGGAAAGATGAAAGTCAAACAAAACCTACTAAATCCGAAGTAAATGCAGAAATTAAAAGGTTGACTAATGCAGAACCAATGAGATTACTTAGACAAGAAAGAAATAGAAGAATATCTGCTTGTGATTGGAGAGCAAGTTCTGATTTAACACTTTCAACAGCTTGGAAAACATATCGTCAAAGTTTGCGTGATTTACCAGCAAGTGCCTCCCCTAAACTCGATTCTGATGGTAATTTAGATATGAGTTCTGTTACCTTTCCTACCGAACCAAGTTAACAATGACAGCACAGATAAAACTAAACACAGCATCAGGTGGTGGGTCAGTAAGCCTTAAAGCACCTTCAACAACTACAAGTAATGCTGCTGTTGAATTTAAACTACCTATAGCCGATGGGAGTGCAGGGCAAGTTTTAATGACAGATGGTTCTGGTAATTTAAGTTGGGTTTCATTACCTTCTGCTGGACTTGCAATGGCTCAACAATGGCAAACGACTTCACATCAGACTTTAAATTCTTCTTATGTTACTTTAAATACTTGGCAAGCTGTAAGTCTCACTGGTGCGGGTAGTTTAGGAACTGGTTTAACACATAATAGTGGTACTTTTTCGTTCCCTTCTACTGGTATTTATCATTTATCTGCTATAGGTACATTTAACGATTCGACTAATAACCAAGATTTTATGAATTTAGGTTTTAATATAACAACAAATAATTCTTCTTATACTAGAGTTGTTAATATCACGGGTGGTATAACGCAAAATCCAAATTATGAAGCAATAGCAGCAGAATATATTTTAGATGTAACTGATATAAGTAATGTAAAATTTCAAGTTACTGCTCAAGATCAACATGGTGCGGGTAGGGTATTTGGAGAATCTACTACGATTATGTCATCACTTACAGTTATGAGATTAGGAGACACTTAATTATGTCAGAGATCAAAGTAAATTCGATAAAAGGTGTAGCAGCCAGTACTGCTGCTATTACTGTCAACAATACTGATGGAAGTTGTGCTGTAAATAATACGCAAAGACAAGGTAAAAATTTGATTCATAACGGAGCAATGCAAGTTCATCAACGTACTACGTCATCTACATCTAATGGTTATCAAACTTTAGATAGATATAAGATAGAATCAAGTAACATAACTCACAACTCAACTAAATCAGTAGCAAATTTAACATCAAGCGATACACCTTATAGTCTTGGTTTTAGGAAATATGCAAGGATAGCTTTAGCACAAGCTGGAGTAGTAGCAGCAAACTCTGCGGTAGAAATGCAACAAAGAATAGAAGCACAAGATGTAGCAACAAGTGGTTGGAACTATACTTCTTCATCAAGCAATATAAGTTTACAATTTTGGTTTAGATGTAGCACTAATCAAACATTTTATGGTTACTTATATTCTTTTGATGGTACAGCACAAGTCTATACTTTCTCTTTTACAGCATCAGGAAATGATACATGGACAAAAATCACAAAAACAATTCCAGGAAATTCTAATTTAACTTTTAACAATGATGATGGTCCTGGGTTGCAACTAAAACTAATTGCTTTTTATGGAACTGATTTTACAAACAATAAAACACTAGATCAATGGGCAGCATATGTTACTGCCGACCAAATGCCAGATATGGCAAGTACATGGCTTACTGCTGGTGCATCTACATTTGATGTTACAGGAATCCAACTTGAAGTAGGGGACACACCAACAGATTTTGAACATAAAACATTTAATGATGAATTGATAACGTGTCAAAGGTATCTTCAAATACTAAAACATGGTGGTTTTAGTCAAGGTGTTGTGGGTACTAACCAAGAAGCTGTAAGAATGGGAGTATCTCTTATAACGGCTATGAGAACTGAACCATCAGTTTCAGTTACAGGAACAATAAATACTTATGATGGTTCAGATATTAGGTATTATACTGCTGCTATACCTTATGTGAACAGTAATCAGGCATTTGATTGGGATAGTGATACTACAGGTGCTAGCGGTAGTCAAATGACTGCTGGAAGAGGCTGTGTTGCTTATTCACACTCTAATTCTGGTGGATTTATTATCTCAGCAGAACTTTAAAGTAAATTTATTATGAATTACAAATTAATCAAAGATCCACTAACAAACGAAATTTATATGGTTAAGAGGACAAGTGTTGATAGTGTAACGGGCCAAACTAATAAACTTTTTATACCTTTTGCTGAAGCAAACACGGACTATCAAGAATATTTAGAGTGGGTAGCAGAGGGAAACACAGCCGAAGCTGCTGACTAATTAATTTTTTCTTGCATTTGTCTTGTCATTATCCCCATAGTGACGTAAAGAGGTGATAGGGCTACAATAAGCAGTAATACAAGCACACTTGAAAAAGATAGTGCTTTCAAAATTGCAAATTTAATCATTTTTCTATGCTAAATCGGATCTGTCAGGTTTTGAGTATCATCTCATTCATAATGGTAGCTTCCATGAGTGGTGGAGCGTACCTGGGCTACAAATATGTAACATCTGAAAACTTCAAGTCTCAAGTTATGAATGAAATTCTTGGAAATATACAGGGTTCTATGCCTAAAGTTTTAGATAACGTAATGCCTAATGTTACGGGTCCATCTATGCCTTTACCTAAAAAATGAACTGCTGGCACTGTAAAACTGAGTTAATCTGGGGTGGAGATGCAGATATTGAAGAGGATTTCCAACCTGTACTATATCAAGAGTACTCAATGGTTACGAATCTTAGTTGTCCTAAATGCGACTCATATGTAGAAGTCTACAGAAGAAGAGATGCCTACGATTGACATACCTGATTTTCAAATAAACCGAGTTGAGATACATGAAATACCAATATGGAAGTTCAATAATCCAGTAGTAAACTACATAAATAAACCTGTTGTAGATATTCCAGGTTGTGTGAGAGTTCATCGAAATAATTTAACCAGCCTCATAGATAACCCCAAAGATGAATATGGAACTTATACAGAATGTGGTAACTTCAGTATTCCTAGTTTTGAACCTTTGGAGTATAACCCCAACGAATTTAAGTACACGCAAGCCGAGACCGCCAATCAAACAGAAGAGTTTATACCACCAACAGTAGAACCACCAAAATACGAACCAAAGAAAAAAGAAGATAAACCACTATTTGTTGCTTGTCCTGGATCTGATGACCAAAGAGTTGGCGATTATCGTAACGAATTTAAACTGGAACGTGTTATCGGACACAAAAGAAGTGAAGATGGTAGTAAATGTATAACCTTGTATGAAAACGTTAAATTCATCGAGCAATACATACCGAATCCTCCACAGCTTGTTAGCACTGCTGCCATTGCTACTGTTGCTGCCACTACTCCATTACTGCTTAATGTTATAAAACCTTTAGTGAAAAATTTATTTAAAAAGCTGACAAAGAAGAAAAAAGATGTAGAATAATAGAACCCTATTCGCCAAGGCAATGGATAGGGCGTCTAGGTAGGCAAGTTAAAACCCGTGCTTGTCTACTGCCCAATTTTTAACTCGTGAGTGTGCGGTATAACTTGATTAGGTTTTGGAGCAATACGAACTCCCTCGCATAATTTAGCAAACTCACTTTTAGGATCGAAGTATATACCAGCCAGCATAAGTTCACCGCAATTTTTCAATCTTGCTATTTCGTAGTTAAGCATCTTTGCATTTAACTCTTGTTTCTGTAGCTGTATCTGCGTATTTGCTGCATCTAAACAGGAATCTTGAAATCTGTTATCTAGTGGAATATTAAATGTAAATGCGAATCCAAAGTTAAGCCCTAGGGAATCTTTATTACCACTGTAGTTTTCCTGATAATAAAGTATGTTTCCTGGATTATCTGGTACGTTATCATTATTGGCATCTGTGTTGTCGTACACGGGCGTATGATAAATATAATCTTGAGGCCGCCTTTGATTAAATGTGGTAGTTACAAATGGGCTAAATCCCATCTGCGGACCAGAACAAACTATGCCATTTCCGTATTGATTTTCTACCATCGGACCGCCCAATACTTGAGTAGCAAAGTTAGATACTGAAGATGATGACTGTGCCACGGGTGCAGCCGTGTTGCTCGTATTGGCAAATACAGGATTACCTACAAGAGTTATTGCGAGAAGATAGTTGTGGTATCTGTGACGCTTGTGCTTTCTATGGTTCGGGTTATATCGGTTACAGATTCTAAACCAGGTGCTTGATAAACTTCTGTAAATTGAAAGGCATCTCCTTGAGTTGTTTGAGTCCAGTTTGGTCTTG